TTAACGTGTGAATGTGCAGGTGTTACAGCTTTGTTTAACAATATGCTCTGTAACTTAACACCATTCGCATTTAGTCTTACACCTTTAAATCTTGTATCATTAGGTACAAACGGATTGTCTACGTATGATAGTAGACCAAGAGTACCACCATCAGGTTTATCTGATAGATATAAAAGTGTTCTTGATAATGATGAAGCGTTGATACCTCTACCGAATACATCTCGATATTTTACAGATATATTTTCCATAGACATATCCTCGTTCTTCATTGTGCATATCAACTTAAATACTAAGTAGTAGTGTTGTGGCACTCCGTTAGTATGTAAGGTCTTACGCCTTGCACTTTCGACTGCTCTTACTCTTTGTAAGAACTCTCGGTCAAACGTAAGATTATTGATGACTGCTTCTTCTCTCAACATCACTTCCCCTTCTGTCTTTGATTGCAAAGACTTTTGCTTTGTGATGTGACTTAATAGTTTCTTTAATCAATGCTCTTTGTACTAACCATTCAGGATTAGTATTAGTTGGAATATCACAGTTACGTAAAGTTTTATCAAACGAATACCTGATACACACATTGCCGATTTTCACAGATACAGTTTTTTCATAAAGGTTATTTATCTCAACAACCTTATCTATTACTGGTATCTGTGTATTGTTATCTAAAGCAAAGACGTGATAATTAAAATCGTCAATCCGTCTAAATGTTCTACAACGTAGTTTATGCCAAAGACCACAATAGCTATTAGCCAACATCATTATTATTTTATCTCCTAACTTCATAAATATTATCTCCTAACTTGCGGTAGTGCAACTACTAATTCATGCACTAACCTATTTTTATCTAAAACAACTAGATGTTGTGTGTAAGTTTATCTTTTAACAAGATATTGAACTTATAAAAAAGATACTACAAAATACTATATCTACAATAGAACATCAATAGAACATTCTAATTTTTTTATAAGTGCATAAACCTATGAGTATCTAGCTTTTCGCATTGTGCTTACGCAACTGATAGAGCCTACTTTATATTAAGTCTTCAGCAGTCTCTATGATTACCACTTCAGCTTTGGGTTCACTAGGCTTTAGCTTTTCCTGAGTTTGCTCTAAGGCTTTCGCTAACTTAGGCTTCTCCAGTTTAGGTAAAGCATGACCCCAATCCTCATATATTGGTATGCTTAGTATCATAAGTTCTATCCTTATTGTTCCTTGTCTTTATATAAGTAAGTAGATTGACTACCTTCTTGTCGTCCATCAGTTTTACTTTAAGACCGTTGGGAAACTTAATAGCTTCCCCAACTTTTAGGTTTTTGATTGCTTGTTTCATACGTCTGTCTAAGTCAGGTGATTTATGTAACTGTATCTTTAGTATGAAATCGCCTTTACCTACGTATGTCTGAGTAAGTGTCTGAACGTGTAGAACACTCATATCGTACCCCCTATCTTGAACCAATTAGGTGTCAGTTTTGGGTCTTTTATTACTTTGTTATTATTACGCTTATGTATCTTATTGACTGCCTTTTTAGTCTCAGCAATCTCATGCGTATTTCTTGTTACTTGGGCTTCTAGCTTTAAAAGCCTGTCTTTGCTTATTATTATAAACATATTAACCTATCCTTCCTATACTGATATATGAGATTTATTCTCGCAAATCAGTTGTATTAATCTATACAAATTTTTTTCAACAATGCAACCTATAAATCAACTATCTACTTGATATATAATATTAGGTGTGATTATGTCTGTTTAAGGATAGATATTATGATAAACGATAAGTTCATAGAATATATGAACGCTACACCTAAAACCCTTAAAGACCTTGCAGTCTATTTTGAACTGCTTAGTAAAAAGTATTCAGATAAGGACATAGCTTTAAAAAGTGGTGTAGATAAGAACGTCATTTACAGGTTAAGAAATGCTGAGAATATTACGTTGGATAACTACCTTAAAATACGTAATGCTTTTCCTAATGCTTTTAAACCTGAACCCCTACCGTTTATTTCAAATTTACCTATCTTGGGACAGATTGTAGGTGAGAAGTCGGTACAAGTCTTAAACCCTTCTCAACCTACTACTGTTGCTGTTCCTACTCCATTAATAGAGCAATGGAAGCCTGTATATGGCTACCTATATGCTGATAACAAGTCATATTATCATGGTTGCGTACACTTGTTTACTGGTCATCAAATAGATGTATCTAAAGTTACAGACCAAGCAAACAATAGGATTATAATGATATATCCTGAAGGTAAGTCACCTAAACTTGTGTGCTGTCAAAAAGTAAAAGATAAATACTACTTCTTTCATACTCTGACTAAAGAACAAATACATTCAGTACCAATAAAGAATAACTTACGTTGGGCTAAGTTCTTATGCGTTATGCCTTACTCTATGATGGAATTTGCAGGTAAGACTGAAAGTATACAAGAGCATGACAATCAGACAATGAAAGAAATCTTAGAGTTCCCATCTAAATAATTTCAAAACAGATAATGAGAGAGATGAACGCAATTTAATTATTGCAGTTTAGAACGATTATAAACTACAAAAATCAACAAAATCATTAGTCACTAGTCTCTAAGACTACCGTTTATTGTTAGAACATAAGGTTTCTGTTTGTTTGTAATGCAACATCTGTTGCGTTTGACCACCCCCACCCCTTCTAAATATAAAATAGGCACAGGGGGTAAAAAAATTTTCGAGCCTATACGTAAGGTTGTCAGATATTTATACCAAATTATTCTATGGTATCAAAGACACCAAGAACATCACTAAACTTTTCTTTAAGCGAATAATCAACTGCATACCCAAGAAAATCTTCAGTATGCTTCAGGATAAACTTTTTGCTATCCATATTAGGTCTTTTAGTCTTACTTACAACGAACCTATCGTTTCCTTCTTTGATAGCTTCAGAAATAAGTTTACTAACTTTGTCATCAGGCTTAAAGTTCCTAAAGACACTCTTAAAGTATATCACTTTGTTTGACATAAGGTTTAACTATCTGTTTAATTATAACTGACTTGTTATTGATATATATTTACTCTTTTCCCTCTTTTACAAAGGACACTAAAGATTAAACTATATGGTATTACCCTATAGTGGCACTTAATTGATATGTCTTATAAATAAGGCAAAATCAGCAAATCTATAGTTAAAACTATAGTTTAATCCATGAGTTAGTAGTCGGACTACCGAAGTATTTCTCTAGTTCTAACCTTAGAGTTTCTTCTTTACGTGTCTTAAAGGCTAAGTCTTGGTCTTTAGCTAATTGGCTTATCCAGTAGTAACAACCTATCTGTAAAGCATCAATTCTATCGTCTTGACTTAAAGTATGTACACCCTTCTGTAATCTACTGATTTGGTAGAATAATTGGTATCTTAGAGCTGTTTCTTGGGGGTACATAGCGTTTGTGCCTTCATAGTCCTTCTTAATGACTGTAGGGCATACTATGAGCCTGTGTTGAGCCATAATAGGCTCTAATGTGTCTAATATACGCCTATGCTTGTTAGATTGCTGTCTTATAGGCTCTGTAGTGCATGGATATTGCCTTATAAGGTATGGTTTTAGTAGTTCAGTAAACATACCTTGACCAAAGTTCTCCTCAATCAATATCTTCTTAACTTTGTTCTTTTTGGCTATATCTACAAGTTTCGATAAAGTATGCTCTGAGTAACCGCTATTGAAACCACCGACATCTACTAGGTATATATTACCATTTAAGAATTTAGTGACTGTATAGGCAGTTTCATCTTTACCTTTACCTGAAGGGTCAATAGACATCACACAACCAGTATAATCTAACCAAGTACCTTGTGTTTGCATGGGTCTAAAGAAACCGTCACCCTGTAAACCTACGCATGGTAAATCATTATGCTTCAGTTCAGGGCTAGACGCCCATATAACCTTCTCAGGTGCATTATCAGGATTTAACGTCATTACTGACAGGTCTGATAATTTCAATGGGTATCTGTCTAAATCAGAAAGAGAACTATCTAATTGATACTGCATATTAAAACCTATACGGCCATAAGATGCTTCTCTTTCTAATAAATCTTTTTCGTCAAACCTTGTAGGGTCTGTTGGCTTACCTACCATTTCATCAGACCAAGTATTTTGTATAGTTGGTGCTAAAGATGAACCGTAAGTTAGCATTTGTTTTTCGCTAGGGTATCTAGCAGTCCAGTATCTAATCTTATATCCTCTCTCTTGCAGTTTATTATAGATACTTTGCTCTGTTTGAGGTGTACCTAAATAAACAATTCGTGATACATCAGGTTTAATAACAGCTTCGAACTCCTTGATTGCTTCGGAGAGTTTATCTCTCATAAATTGAGTTTGTGTGTTACCTGAAGTCTCAACATCATCTGCAATAACTAAGTCTGCTCTAGACCCAGTTATCTGAGAAGTGATACCTAGACTTTTGACGCTTGGTTGCTGTGAAGCGGTAGCAGTCGCAACGTCAAAACTTATTTTACTTTGTCTTTGGTCTGACTTTGGATATAGGTGTTTAAGCATTGGCATTTCTGACAATAATCTTAAACAGAATGTACTAAAGTCATCTGCTCTGTTTTTACTAGCTGATACTACTAATATGTTAATATCAGGATTTAAAAGCAGTCTCCATAAGACGTATGAAGCTGTAATCCAACTTTTACCTACACCTCTAAATGCGGATATAATACATCTCTGACCACCGCTTTGTAAGTAGTCTGCTATATCGTATTGTATAGGTGTTGGCTCAGGTAGTCGTAAATGTTTCCAAGTAAGATACAGAAAATTCCTGAAGTCTTTCAATTTTTCGTGCATAAATTTTTTTGTAAAAAGTGCAAAAAGGTTTTTATTGTCGCATCTAGAATTGAACCCCCTAAATTTTTAACCTTAAATTCTTCAATAAAAATTTTAAAATTAAAAAAACTAAAAAGTGCGTATGGTATAATGGTTAATAAATAAAAAAGAAAGAGAGGTAATATAAATAAATGAAGACAAGAAAAATAAATCAAAAAGATTCTACTATCTATTTAATAGAACATGGAAGTAGAACTTTTAAATTTGTCGAATATAAAGAAGATGTTTGGTTAGATAAAAAGGATTATCCAAATCAAACTAAACCTTTAAATAAAAAAGGTTCTACTGAGTTCTTTATTTTGATGGATAATATGGATTTACCTTTTGCTATGTGGGCTAATATCAAAAATGTTCACAACATTAAAAGAGCAAAAGAGTATGTCCGTAATAGAGAATATCTCTAAATGAGAAGGCGTGAGAAAGGACACGCCACTCTAAAAACCTTGATTTTATTGACTTTTAGTTAGTCTTAACTACTTTTTTCTCAGCAAAAGGTAATTCTTCAATTAACTTTTGTAAAGGACTGTCTTGTGTTGGTACAGCATCTATATTGTTATCTCTTAGAAATTGTCTTGCTACGTTTAAATCTGATGATTTACATTCAGGGTCTTTTACTCTCTTTAGTAATTCATCAGCTAATACACCATGTAGTTCTTTTAATTTTTCACTCATTTATAACCTAATAATCTTAATATAATTTTTTCTATAAAATCTATAATCTTATTCATCTTTAATAATCTTTTTGATAGCTTTTGAACCATCAATATTTTCTTCTAATTCTGCACTTACCTTGTCACATTTATAATTAACATTATGTGATACGCTTCTTTCGGCTTCTCTCTTATGTTTTAGGCAGTCTGACATAGCTTCTTGTATTCTATGCTCTTTCAGTTCTCCCTGAATAAACATACATAAAGCTACTACTGTCTCAATCATTAATGTCCGTTACCGTTTCTTATTAATTTTTCTACATCTGTTTGAAGTTTGTCTACTTGCTGTTTTAAAAACTCAATATTAACTTTGTTAGTCATATTTTGTTCTTGTGTTTTAATTAACTTCTCTACGTCTTTAAAAACTGTTTCCAATAACATGTATTGCTCTTGGTCTGTGGGAAGCTGTTCACTTTTTTTCAATAAATCTGCTTGAAATAATTCTCTTGAAGTTTCTAATGAAGTTAATCTTGCTGTTACTTCTGTATAAGCAAAAACACCCATAGCTACTGCAACTATAATACCAACCATATTTTTAACTGGCATAGCTACATTTGTATTTTCAGATATTTTCACCTTTTACTCCCATACATTGAAATTTTACTATAAATCTATTTGTGTCTACGACATCTACTCCTAGTTCCATTAAGGAATGATAACTACGGATATAACCATCACTCACACAATCGTAGTGAGTAAGGT